GTCTATGGAAAGTGGAATGGGGCGAAGACGGTGCGACGCGTGAATCAAAAGTTCGTGCGTTGCTATAACGTCACCGATACCAACGGGGTGGAAACCCGCGAAGGTGTCGTTGTGGTTGAAATTACCACTGCCTCCCCAACTTCCGTACCGCAGTCCCACGTGGATGAAGCGGTTGCTCAAAGTGCCAACCTGTACAAGTCGGCGGACATTCAGTCCGCTTGCAAGGCAGGATATGCTCCCCGCACCTGAGGGGATAAGCTATGAGTAAAAATGTTGATATACGCGATGTTGTCAACGTCCTAGACGCGCTCTGCGAGGGTATCTCCACACCACGCGCCCTAACAGTTCATTTACTGTGCAAGGCTAACGAGTGGGATCAATTAGTCGGTTTGACAATTGATCCGAGGCACTATCTTAACTCGGATGACTACGCTGTGGACAGACAAATTACTGACTTTCTTCGGAAATGTCAGGGTCTGCCCACGACTCGTGACCTTCATCAGGCCGCGATTGAAGCGTTTTACACGAGTGAAAGACGGTGCTTTATGTCTAACGAGAAGCTATCACCTTTTCTCTCTCCTATGGCCTTTTTAGGCCCGTTGGACGAAAGGTTACGTGACGGACTCATCCGCCCCGTAAGAAAAATGATAGCACGGATTCTCGGACCCCTTCCGCCTACCTTAACGGGGAAGCTGGGGCCTGGAGCGACATATGGAGATAAAGGAGCTAGAACGACTGTGGCTCACAAATTTTCTTCTGTGCCCACCTTGACACGCGGTGTTATTCCTTTCTTAAAGTATTGGGATGACATGTGGAGTGATATCCACAACGCGGAGGGCGTGATGAAACTCGATATAGTGCCTGGAAACCGTTTTACTTCGGTCCCCAAAGATTCTAAAAAGAATCGGGGTATATGTATAGAGCCTGCTCTTAACATATATTTTCAGCTAGCTATAGGTAGAGTAATCCGCTCTCGCTTATTGAAAGTTGCCGGGATCAACCTTGATCACGGACAGGACACCCACCGCGAGGTGGTGGCCTGGGCCAGCAAAAACGTAGATACGTTTGGCACAATTGATTTAAGCAATGCTAGCGATACCATTTGCAAGAACCTTGTCAAGCTCTTGCTCCCTGTAGGCTGGTACAATCTCTTGTATAGCTTGCGCAGTACACGTACTCTTGTTGAAGAGAAGTGGATACGCCTTGAGAAATTCTCAAGTATGGGTAATGGCTTCACCTTTGAACTGGAGACACTAATCTTCCATGTGATTGCTTCGGTGGTTGCGGGGGTTAGTTGTTTAACTTATGGGGATGATTTAATCGTTCCTTCTGGTGAGTGGGTGAATGTTTGTAACGCCCTCGAATTTTTTGGATTCGAGGTGAACTGGGATAAGTCATTCCAGTCAGGTCCGTTCCTAGAATCGTGTGGTGCTGATTACTTCAATGGTCAAGCCGTGAGGCCCTACTATTTGAAACAGGTACCACATGAACCCCAGGAGTGGATTGCAGTTGCTAATGGACTGGCTCGCAGCGGTCGCCGT